TTTGGCGTGCGCGCTGCCACGGCAACGATCATCGCGAAGTAATACGGATGGAAGATATCGCCCGAAGCGTGAAAGCGAAAGTGCTGGGCATTATCTAAAGACACCGCGGCCTTAACCCTGCGCTTTTCGTCTTTGCTCACTAGATCGTAAACCTTAGCGCTTTGCGCATAGTCCGCGGCAAGCTGTCGCGACTCTGGTTTTTCTGCCAGCACCTTGCCCCCTTCCACGATACGTTTTGCGCCGGCATTAAGCCGCGCCTTTGCAGCTTGATAAGCGTAGTGAGCGCGCAAGCTATCAGCACTTGGTGCGCCTACTTTATGCAAGCGCTTGCGAGCGTTGATCTCTTTGGCATCAAGGAAATTGCTTAGCGCATTAATCCAACCCTTGGCGCGTGTGAAATCGCCGATCGCTTGCATGATCAGCGCATAGCGTCGCGCTTGCGCCTCCCTAACAGGCTTCCAAGCGTATGCACCTTTGAGTGCATAACAACCGCTGCAAGGTGTGCCCGGTATCGCGGCAAGCTTTGCGCCGATGGGGCAAGTGACGATTGCCGGCAGGCTAAACGAGTAGCCGGGCATTTTTGAAGGTTCAGACAAGCCACCAATTTCTTTGGGTCCAATCATGCCGCACCCCCTTTCCGCGGCCAAGCATAGGCGCCGTAGGCCGCGAGGTTAACATAGGACGGGCGCTGCGTTTCGCTTGTAGAAAGCGCAGGGTGCTTTGGGCAAAGGCAACCCGCGGCGCTAAGCGCAGCGAGTCGTGCGAGTCGTTTTCTCTGTTCTTCACTCATGGTGGGTTAAACCTTTCTAGGTTTGGGGTGCGGGCTAGCACTTGGTCATATAGCAAAGAAGTTTGAAACCTTCAGAGCGCAAGCGCTCGCGCATCTCGCGGACGCGGGACGGGATAGCTTCGACGGTAGCAAAGCGCTTTGCGCCGTTATGGTCGATGTAAGGGATTACAATGTACATGGTTAAACCTTTCTAGGGTTTGGGGTGCGGAGCCTACCCGCGTTTCGGCTGAACTGGCTTAGGGTGCCAGTGGACCCGTAGGGGCTAGGACTCTTCGTCAGCGAGCCAATAATCCGACGCGACGACGTCGCCTAGCGCGTTGGCAAAAGCGCACGCGGCCTGCTGTAATGCGCTTTCCAGTTTGGCGTTGTCGGTTTCCGGTCGCTCGTCGAAGTCAAGCAGGACCGTAAGCGAGTAAGCGTTTTTGAGTTTCATGGTTTAAACCTTTCTAGGTTTGGGGTTTGATCTGGGTAAAAAACCAGGATCGGGAAAAATCAAATTCTAGGATCGGTTAAAACTGGCGAGCGAAAACCGCCCTTCTTTTCGCCAGACGTTCAAGGTTTCAGCTAATGCGATGGGTAAAACGAACAGGCGCGGGTGCTACCGCCGCGTGAAGTAGCGACGCGACGTGTTCAAGCTGTGTCGCTGTGTAGCCTTGCAGCGCAGGCATACCGGAGCGCTTAGCCCATTGCGTCCATTCTAAAGCATAAGCCGCGCCGTTGCTTCCGGCCAGCTCGCGCTTGTCGGCGCGGGATAGGTTTGCAGCGCAAGCGTTAACGGTTGTTTGAATCGTCATAGGGTGCCTTTCTATGGCTGGTTTGGGGGGTTAGTTAGCGTTGCAATATTTGGCAGCGAGGTGCTCAAGGTTTGAGCGCTCGGCAGCAGCATAGGCGACCGGGTCGCTCAAGCGGTCGATGGTATCGGCGAAAACCTGCCACGTTTCTTTGTCTTCGGTTGCCATGCCGCGAACGCTGCTAGGGCATGCCGGGTTGTCGATGTCCGCCTGTGATGCGCTTTCAGCCATACGCATAGCGACCATTAGCAAGTGGTCAAACTTACTAAGGAATTCCTCCGCCGTGATGCCTTCGCATACCTCGGCAATCCTTTGCGCCTTGATGGTTTGTAGGTTGTTGGTCTTCATGGTTGAGCCTTTCGGTTTGGGGTTTGGGGTTGAAGAACAGAGCCGGCATAGCATCTTGCGAGGTTATCGAAAAGAACTTTCTTTCCTGCCGTTTCCTATCCGGCTTCCAAGGTGTTTCCGCTTGTCGGTTTCACGCAGGGTAACGAGCCTGGCTCACGCGTGCGCACATGTAGGTGCGTGTAATCGTAGGGGGTAGGGGGGTGACCTGTTATCCCTTGGCGGGGGGGGGTGGTGGTACCGGTTGAACCTAGAACCAAAGAACCTAGAACCACCTATCGGGGGTGCCTTCCGGGGGGGTGCGTCAGGGGGTGTCTGAGGGTGCGTTGCGGGGTGGTTTGAACTGACCGAAACGGGGCACTGATAGGTACTCGCGGGCGATACGAAAAGTCTGAATCTGTTGGGTGTTATTATACCCTCTTCCACCCGGATCAGCTTTTTGAGCCTTCAATAAGACAGATACACTAGTGTTGGTGTGGTGGTTTGGTTGTATTAAGGGCGTGCTAGTGTTTGGTAGCCTGCGTGCTCTGGAGCATTTTGATGGCCTACGTTAATTTACTTAGCATGCTGGTTTTTGAAATTGCAATTGGGTTTGTTTAATTGGGTGTTTCTCGTGGGTTTGGTGGGACTGCCATTCTGACAGTCTGAGTTAACCCCTTAGTGTGTGCCATTTTGGCAGTCTTGTTCTTTGGGGGGTAATCTGGTTGCGGGGATTGGTGTTGGTGCTGTAGGAAGCCTTTGCGGGGCCCAGTATTCAAAGATCAACGAGAACATGGGAAGGTAAGTCATGGGTCGAAAGAAAAAGCGTCGTGTCGATCCAGGGCTTGAGTTGGCACGCTCGGATACTCAAAGAATTAAAAAGTTGTCTGATTTGCGGGACATTACGTCAAAGAAATTAGACGCTAAATTAATGGCTTTCAGCCAGGACAGCAAACAGGTTGTTGGAAATTCGGGGTCTTTGTCTGACCTGAAAAAAATAGAAGACGCCCTGCTAGAAGCGGGGGAGGCGTACGATGAGGCGGGGCAGGATGCTGAAAATGCGCCTTTTGAGATGCTTAAACTGTTGCAGGCGGCTGAGCGAAAGCACGGCAAGCCCTTCAGGAAGAAGAAGTCAGGGCGCGGTGCCCTCCTGACGAAAGAAGCTGCAGAGAGACTTTTAAGGATAAGAAATAGGAGCAAGTAATGGCACGCAAGACACGCATTATTCTCCCAGCAGCGGTATGGGCCAAAATCCGGGCTGAGTACGAAGCAGGTGTGCAGGTAACGCACCTCGCTGACACCTTCAATGTGACGGGTGCTGCCATCTACCGCAGGAAAAAAGCGGAAGAATGGTCCAGAGATGCAACCGTCATCAGTGACGACATGCTCGCAAAGGCCAGGCAGGAAGCCGAACAGCGCATCCTTGAGCATATCCAAGAGCAAGAAGTGGATATGAAGCAGGTCATTGATCAGCACAAATCCGTCTCACAGCAAATCATGGAACGTGCCGGTAAATTGCTCGATGCAGTCGATCTCATCCCAGATACCGAAGTCTCGAAGAAGGCCCATGCCCTCAAAACACTGTCGGATGTTATCACCGCACAGATCCGTAACGAGCGCAAAACCTGGAGCATCGATGAAAAGGGCGCAGATACGTCGCTCGAGGCACTCCTAGATGAACTGGATGAAGAAGAAGAGCGCCGGCAAAACACAATCAAACCGGTAATTATCAAGTGAGTCCGGAAACAATCGAAATCATCAAGACACTGCTCAATGGTGCCGATGGAGCACTCGTCATTGTGCTGCTCTATACCCTCAATCAAGCAAGGGCGTGGACCAAGCGAGTGGATACAGCCATTGAAAATATTGAACGACTCAATAAGATTGTCGAAGATAACCAGTCGGACATTCTCAAACTGAGACGAATGTTCTTCGCCCTAAAGGACCAGATTACAAATGCCAAAAATGCGAGCGGATAACCAAACGATCGAGCAGCTATGCATGGACTGCGTGATGAGTATTAAGTACTCGCTCGATGCCTACGCCAAAGACGACGAAGCGAAAGAAGTGCTCGATACAGGGCTCACCAAAGAACAGAACTTCCTGACCACCGTCACCATCACAAAGAATCAGGCGCAACTCACTAAAAAGTCCCTCGATATCATCGATAAGAGGCATTTTCGCCAGAAGCAGAAATTTTTCTTGCTCCGCCTGCACCAGTTCGCAGTCTTTCTGGACTCCTTCGAGGAAGACCTGTCGGGCAACGATGCAGAACAAGTGCGTTTCGCTAAAGGTATGATCAAATGGCTCGAGAACAGCCACAAGATTATGCACGAGGACTCGTCCCGTAAGGTCCGGGAAATGAACCTCGAATGGAACTAGCAGACAAAAGAATACGGTCCGAACTGCTTAGGTGCAGAAAGGACTTCAAGTATTTTGCGTCGCGCTATCTGAAGATCGTCAACACCACGGGTGAAGTCGTCCATCTCAGGATGAACGAACCGCAGATCCAAATCACGGAAGCGGTCAGCGAGAACTTTCAAACGATGGTGCTCAAAGCCCGTAAGCTTGGGTCGTCAACCGTCATCGCTGGCTATTTCTTCTGGAAGGCCCTGTTCAAAAAGAATACCCGCGTGGCCGTGGTTGCCCATACCGACGAGGCAGCCAAAGAACTGTTCACCATCTACCAGCACTTCTACCTGAACCTGCCCTCAGAGATGAAGCCCAAGGCACTCAAGAACAAACACAACGAACTGAACCTGACCACCGGGTCAAAGATCAAGATCGGTAGCGCAGACTCCGATAGCTTTCGCGGCCAAACCTACCAGTACATCCATGCCTCAGAATACGCCTTCTGGACCAACGTCGAGAAGACCATCGCATCACTGTTTCAAACCGCAGATGCCAACGCTAGCATCGTCCTAGAATCCACCGCCAATGGGCTCAATGGGGCCTACGACCTGTGGGTCAACGACGCTGGCTATAAGAAAATCTTCCTGCCGTGGATGATCGATGACCGCTGCCAGATCAAAAAGCCTCGTTTCACAGATTATACCAAGCTTGAGCGGGATTACCGAGCACAGAATCAACTCAGTGATCAGCAATTCAACTGGTTGGTTTATACGCTGCGCGTCAAATGTGCGAACAACTGGCGCATCTTTCACCAGGAATTCCCGTCTTCGTCCGAGGTGGCCTTTGTTACCTCCGGAGATCGGTTCTTCCCGGACACCTACAGCGTCACCACAGCCAAGCCCGGCTACCACCAATGGGAGAAGCGCAAGCAGTACCACATCTACTCAATGGGGGTGGATACCGCTTCTGGTTCTCCTGGCGGCGATTATAGTTCTATTAAAGTTCTGGATGTCACCAACAAAAAATCCGTTCGAGAGGTAGCAGCGTTCTATGAGCGGTTAAGCCCGTCAGACTTCCGAGAAGAAGTGCTCAAGATTGCACGGGAATATAAAGCCCTCGCTGTCATTGAATCCAACTCCTATGGCCTTTCAATTGTTGAGCACCTCAGAGACGAAGAATACTTCCAGATGTACCGAGATACCGCCTACGATAAGACTTCTGGGGTCTGGAAGCCGAAGTGGGGATACAACACCAACGTCAAAACAAGAGGACTGCTCCTGACCAGGCTCTATGAGCATGTGACGCGGGAGTGGATCGAGATTAGAGACGTTAATTTCATGCTCGAAGCCAACAGTTTAATCTACAATAACAGAGGCAAAGTAGAAGCTGCAGGCGGAAAACATGACGATATGATCATAGCAACTGGTCTTGCGCTAATGGGACTTGATCAGATACACGACATCGTCCAAGAGGTGCAAACCTCGGCCAAACCTGCCAATTTGGCAGACATGCTGAAGTGGGAACAGGCCACCGGGCGAGTTTATCGAGGACAGGGCAGCGACGATTTTTCATTGGGTGCATCGTCATTGCTACATTCAATATAACCCAATGTAACCACGTTGCGTGCGCGTTAGTCACGATAGGGAAAGAGGCGTAAAATGCAGTTGTCAGAAGAACAACAAGCCGAGCTAGCCGCCGCGCTCGAAGGACTCAATAGCGATGAGGCTCCCGCAGTCGAAACACCAGCGCCCGAACCGGTTGTGGCGCAGGAAGAAGAAAGCGAGCCTGTTCAAGAGTCGGAAGCATCGCAGGACGAGGAAGCGCTCGACGCTGATTACGGTGACGAAGAAGAAACCGAGACGGGGCACAACGTCCCTTACGCTCGCTTCTCAAAAGTCATTGCAGCTAAGAACCAGTTTGCCGAGGAAGCGGAGGCCCTCAGAGATGAGGTCGATCGTTTGCGTAAAGCGGAAGGCGAGTTAGAAACGCTTCGCCGCTATGGCATGCAACAGCACCAGCAAGCGCCAGCGGAAGAGTCGTATGAGGATGACCTCAGCGATCCTTACGATAAGCGCCTGCAAACGCTTGAAGCACGACTGGGTGAGAACGAGCGTGAGGCAAAGATCAGGGAGCACATGTCGGAGATGGAACAGCAGATTGCTGTAATCCAGAAAGAACATCCGAATGTCGATCCCGTGGCGTTGCTGCAGCATGTGCAGCACAATCCCGACGCCGATTTGATGGAACTGGCTGTGTCCGAGGCGGCTCGCGTCGCCGAACTACGAGAGTCAGTGATTGCCGACTTCCTCAAAGAGAACCCAGGCTCGCACCCGCAAGCCGCTGCCGTCGAAGCAGCACCAGACGTACCCCCGGAACTTAAATCAAAATCAAACTCGGGATCACGAGGTTTCGCTGGTGCAAAGCCGCCGACGACTTGGGAGCAAGCGCATACCCAAGCGGCACAGGCTATTAAGGCAGCGTGGGCTGGATGATTCCTAAT